TAAACTGATCTTCGCCAGCCGATGGGAATTCACCGTAGACCTCAACCCTAGCCTGTGGCGAATCCTCGCCATACTCCGCAATGATCTGCTCATATATCTGCTTGTCCGTGTCCTCGACCGTTCTGGAGTCGATGTTCTCCGTGTGCCAGAAGTTACGCTTGGCGTGGAAGCACTCGTAGAAATAGCCTTGATTACGCCGGGGGTTACTAAACGCGAACCAGTACCGGTCAAGGATCGGTTCTGTAAAGAAGCCCGCACCCACCGACCAGATGCCGTCTGGAATACCGCTAGCCTCGTCGAAGATCAGCATCATGCCGTCGTGGTTGTGGACACCCGCGTAGCTGTCGGGATTCTCTTCCGACCAGAGCTTGCCCTCCGCCGCCCAGTAGCGCGTGCCTTTCTTTAAGTCCCGCTCGACCAGTTCAGTTAGCCACTTAGCTGGGATTAGCTTGGTTGCGCTGATCTCCCACCAGTGGTTGTTAATTACCATCGCCTGCCACTTGGTCAGTTCACCCCAGGTCACTGACCGCAGCTGCGCTTCACTGTTAGCGCTCACGATTACGGAGGAGCCGATGCGGGTGGACAGCATCCACAGCACTAGCCAAGAGACGAGGGCTGATTTACCAATCCCTCGACCGGACGCGACCGCAGTACGCAGCGCGTCCATGTCGATCTGACCACGGTTGTTCTTGATGTGGCTAGCTATCCTGCGCAGTATCTTGCGCTGCCAGGTGCGCGGGCCTTTGAACTTGGCTAGTGGCGTGTTTGCCTGCCCCCACGGGAACGCGAACAGCACGAACGCCTCGGGGTCGTCAGCGATGGTCGGCGCCCAGAGGCGCGTCATTAGGAGCTGCTCGCCCTCGGCGTCATAGATCGGCTGTTGCGCCATTCGTCACTTTAGTTGGTAGCTGTTGGGGTTGCTGTTCGGTAATTAGATTGTCGAGCGTGCGTCCATCCAAGACGCGCTCTTGCGCCTGCTGCAGTGCCTGCGTGATGCTGATCTTGTTGGTGATGTCGACGCTAATCTCTTGGCGGGCCGTCCAGCCGTGGGCGTGCTGCAGGATCGCGAGCGCGGCTTTACTGTCGCCAGAGCGGGCTGCTTCACGCAGGTGGGCGCTTGCCTCCATCTCGCTGTCGGCGCGGCCTTTTAGCGCTGCCATGTCCGCAGCCGGGTCAAGCTCGCACAGCTGCCTGAACTCGGTGGGCAACATGCCGGCGGCCAAGGCGAGCGAGTCGCCCTTGAGTCCAAGCGCAGCCGCGTCATAGATGGCCTGAAGCCTGGCTTCGGTTGCCTCGACTTTGCGCGGTGAGAATGGTATCGATTTGAACATACGCGGATATTAGCAAAGTGTGGGCAATGTGGGCTACTTTTTTGGCAGTGTGCTGCTGGCTTTTTAAAATAAAAAAAAATTTTGTGCAGACCCTCCGTTTTCGTGACCGGCCTGCGCTCGGCCCCCCACCCCCCAGGTTAGTGAGCACTCACTTACGTGTTGTCAGCCTGGCAAGTTAGTAAGCACTAACTAACCAAGTTAGTGAGTACTAACTAACTAAGTTAGTGAGCACTAACTAACCAGGTTAGTGAGCACTAACTTGTTAGCATAATGCTACCGAATTTGTGGATAACTTTTTTTGTTGTCATTTTGAGATGTGGGTCATGTGGGCCATGTGGGCCATGGTTTAAAATCGCTGGCCGCTGTCGTGAGCGCGGCCCAATTCTTAGGATTATTGCCATACTGATAACTTTAGACAATTTTTTTTTAATTATCCAAATTAACTGTCACATGACCCACAAAATGCCAAAAGCCGCTCCCAGACTAGGTTTTGCCGTGGGTCAAACGGCACGTTTTTTGGCGGCCACAATCAATCCATTTCTGTCACAAAAAACCCGAAAATAAATGCAAAACATTCCTTGACATTTTAATTTGTGCCGCTATAATGGTTTTCAGCAGCAAAACAATGTAGTGCAAATCACTGACTAATTTTTAAGCAAAGGGGATAAAAATGTTTCAAGTTACCGCGATTTATCAGAACAGCGAAATCGGTTACGGCGAGGGCGAGGGCCTTGAATATGCAATTGAAGACTGTGCCGCGTCAATTTCGCCAATGTTTGAAGATCAAATTGTGACTATGTCGATTCTCGAAAACGGCGAAGCGCGGCAAATTAGCGGCCGCGTTTATATCCGCGTCAACGGCGATATCGCTGTCGGCATCTAATTCAAACGGCCCGCGAAAGCCGGCCACTACTGGAAAACTGACCATGAAAAACCACGGATTCGAAATTCTAATGACTATTTATTGCGCCGCTTGCGTAATCGCCGCAATCGTCACTATGGGAGTCAAATAATGAAGCCGACTATTCTTGAAATTGTTTGCGCCGTGTTCGGATTCGCGGCACTCGCGCTATTTGTTTTTCTTTGCCTTGCATATTAATCAATCATAAGGAACCGGCCAATGAAAATCTCAGTCACTTCAAAACTTGACGGCGTGCGCTCATGGTCTTTGCAGGCACTCGAAACCTGTCCAGGTAGTATCGCGGCGCCTGGCCAGCTAGTCGACGCATGCGCCGGCTGTTATGCAACCACGGGCAATTATCGGTTTGAAAATGTTAAGGCACCACGGCGCCATAACAAGGAAGACTGGCAGCGGATCGAATGGTCCGACGATATGGTCCAGGAATTGGCCAAAGATACGCATTTCCGCTGGTTTGATAGCGGCGACATGTACACATTGCCGCTCGCGGAAAAAATCCTGGAGGTAATGCGTCGCACGCCGTGGGTGAAACATTGGCTGCCGACGCGCATGCACAAGTTCCCTAAATTCCGCCAGGTACTGTCAGAGATGCAAGCGCTCAAAAATGTATGCGTGCGGTTTTCGAGCGATTCAGTGACGGGCCAATATACGCGCGGTTTGCACGGGTCCGTGATTGTGCCGACACCAGCTGATGCAAAACGTGGCACGAAATTGTGCGGCGCATATGATAACGGCGGCGCCTGCGGCCCGTGCCGTGCCTGCTATGACAAGAAAATCAAAGTGATCGCCTATCCGGCGCACGGCGTCAAAATGAGCAAAGTAATCCGCATCAAATTAGCGGCATAACCGGAGCCCGACAATATGAAAACGATAACCGCAAAATATACCGGCACTTGTGCCGTCACTGGCGCGCGCATATTGGCCGGCGATTTAATCGAGTGGTCTAAGGGCCGCACGGTTTTGCTCGAGCGGCGTCGAACGGCCGTCGACACTATCACGCTTTACGGTGAAAGCGGCCCGAATACCTACTATCAGAATGCGCGCGGCCGGTGTATTGATGCGCCATGCTGCGGATGCTGTACGTTATGAGCGGCCGCTATCACCTGCAATATGGCCTGCTAGATGATGCCGGCCGCGTGGTTCGGTGGATTAATTGGATACCTACTAGCGGACCCTACATCACGCGGCGCGTGCCCGTACCGGCGCGCCTAGTTCCTACAATCGAAAGCCACGGCCGTGCGCTATGGTAAACCAGGGGAAATTATGGCAAAGCTTAAAACCGCGATCCTGCGCGCGCAGGAAACCGCCGATATTACCGGCGCCGATGAAATAATGCTTTGGTGCGCGCAGGAAGCGTTAACGGCCGCGATTCAGCGGCCGGATAAAGGCCTAGCAAGCGCTGAACGGGCGCTACACTTGATCAATACTTACCTCATGGAGTCCGAACTATGCAAACGATAAAAGTAGACGGCACTACTTACAAGCTTAAATTCGACCGCGACCCTATTGCATGGGCCAAAGCGGCACGTAAAGCCTGGAAACCGAAAAAGCCAAAAGATATCCGCAAGTTTCCTACATGGACTCCGACAGTGTCGACGGCCGATTACATTCGCCGGTTTGATGCCTTGAATTTCCTGCAATCAGTCGACTATACCGGCGCCAGTACCGAAAGCGCTGCGCAGTACGATCTCACCATGCCATTACTTGAGGATTTATCCGATGAAAACGCAAATTGACACCTCCGCGCCTTGGTATCCCGCGCACCTCTGGCCCTACACATACTCGCACGGCGAGACCGAGCTTCTCTGTTTTGTCGATTGGGAACCGGCGGATAGGTCTGTTGGGTTTGCCGGTAATGCGTGGCTCATCCACGCTTATGCCGGCGGCGTCGACGTGGTCGACCTGCTGAAGGATCAGATTGTCAAGGATATCGAGGAGGGTGCCGCGTGTTCGCTCTCATCGGATTAATCCTTGCGGCGCTGCTCGCGGTCATATTAGGATTGTAGCGCGCCGCCTCTCCCGGCGCACTTCGGTTTTGGCCCGCCTCTCGGCGGGCTTTTTTTATTCACGCTTACTTGACCAGGCGAACAGCTGACGGCGGCGGCGCCTCTTCGACCATGCGCCGGAGTTCTGATTTAGTAGCAGTAGCAGCAAGCTCTGGCGCGCAGATGATGTGCTTACGGGTCTCAAACTCTCGCGACTTCAGGCGCCCCATGTCGACCCAGCCGGCCTCTTTCAGCGCGTGGAGTAGTGCCTGCTGTACCACGCGAGTGCCCACGGGCGCGCCATTCTGCAATTTGTCGCACAGGCTATAAAACGGCGCCGCTACCACGCCACCTGAGAACTCGCTTAGGCGGCGCTCGATCATCTCAACCAGATACGACTCGGCCGTTGACCTGCCCTGCTCTACCATGATGATTTTCGCCTCTGTCAGCGGCGGCGTGGCGCCGGGATTGAATCGCGACACATCACGCTCATAAAGCCAGCCTGCGGCGACTGCCAGGCCGCCGGCCTTGTACCAATCCCAGATCGCGCGGGCGTCCTGCTCTGCCATGCGCGCAGCTTCCGAGTACGTCACAAACCAGCGGCGGTCGTCACCTGACACGGAGATAGGCACGCGCTCATTGGAAAACGCGAGAACGAAAATGCGGTTTAGTGCCTGATACGGGTGCAGGCCCTTGCGGTTAACTTGCAGGAAATCCGGCGGCGCTGCAATGATCGGCTTCAGGTGGTTCTCAAGCGCGCGGCGGTCTTTCGCCTCGCTCTGGCGCAATTCCTCAAAGACCATCACTTCGGATTCGTACGCGTAACCCCACTGGGATTGAATCTCTTCATTGCGCACGATTGACACGTTTGAGAGCGACTCGCCGCCGATGCCCCATAGGAACGGTTGCCACATGGTATCTTTGCCGGAGCCTGGGTGACCGATATGCAGCACCGCGTGATTGATCTTGCGGTTCGGGTGCTGAAGCTTGTACGCCATCACGTC